ATGGTCTTCCTGGCACTGCACGCAGCGGGTGCAGCCGGCGACGATGCGCTGGCGCGCTTCCGGTATCGGCTCGGCGCAGTCTTCGCAGTGGCTCAGGCTGGCGCCGTGGGTGAGGTGGGCGAACTGGCGGGCGAGGGCTTCTTCGCGCTGGCGCTGTTCCAGTTCCTGGGCGCGGTCGTAGAAATCAGTCATGGCGTGTTCTGTTGGCAATGGATGATGCTGTTGATCTGCGCGGCGCAAACTTCAAGCGCCGCCCGGTGTTGTTGCCAGCTGTCCGCCAGCTGGGCGTTGGTGATCGGCGCCAGCGCCGGCAGGGTGCAGGCCGTCACCGCCGGGCAGCGCTGGATCAGCAGCGGGCGCGGCGGATGGGCCGGTGGTGTCGAGCAGGCGGGCAACAGGGTCAGGGATAGCAGCGCTAGCCCAGGCGACAGCGGCAGGCGTGGCATGGATGGCGGCCTCCAGTTTCGCCGCGGCGGCGGCGTGTTGACGGGATAGGGCAGACAGCTGGCTGGCCAGCTCGCGGTTGGCGGCTTGTTGCTGCTGAATGGCGGCATCTTGCGCGGCCAGCTGTTCGGCCTGGGCGCGGTTGCGTTCGGCCAGCGTGGCGCTGTCGCGCAGCACGGCGGCCAAGCTGGCGGCCTGGCGCTGCAGTTGGCCGCTTTGCTGCCACAGGGTGTAGCCGGCCAGCAGGGCGGCTACACTTGCCGCACCAAGCAGCAGGCGGGATAAGAAGCTTGGCAGCATGATTTAGCCTCCGGTGAAGAATCCGCCCCAATAGAGCAGACCTGCGCAGACGCTTTGGCCCAATAGCGCGCCTAAGAAGTTGTGGCGACCCTGGCAGGCTTGCCCATGGCGCTGCAGCTCGATGCCAATCGACACGCATGACATGCCCAAATAGATCCACTGTGGAATGCCCATCAGTTGTTCCCTTTCTGCGCCGCGTTTTGACTGAGGCGCTCGGCAAGCTCATAAGCGGCCTGTAGCTTGGCGTCGTAGAGGTTTTCGCGGTAGGCCGGGCCGTTGTAGAGCCTGGCCACGTCCGCCCATTTCTTGGCTTGCAGCGCCTTGAGCAGCGCCGGCTCGGCCAGGATGAAGCGCACGAAGGCATCGAGCTGGGCCGGCTCGCCGGATTCCATGGCCAGGCGCCATTCGGCGGCGCAGGCATAGCCCAGCCGCTGCCAGTGATAGCCCATGATCTGGAACGCGCCCCAGCTGCAGGACTCGATAGCCAACTGTTCACCGCCGATGATGGCCAAGCTGGTGAAGCGCGCCCACTCGGCCGGACCGCCGGCATAGCCGCCGCGCGTCTGGCTGCAGAGGGCCGGGTATTGCGCGGCCAGGGCGTCGGCCAGCTTGCCGGCGCGCTGATAGGCCACATGGCGTTCCAGCAGAATGACGGGGCGGCCATCCGACAGAAAACCGCTGCCGCGCGACTCCACCGCGTTGATGGCTTTGACCACCGACACAGCGACGCCCAGCCGTTCGGCGGCGGCGTGCAGATCGGCCTCGCTCAGCCGGCGCGGGCCGGCCTGGCCGGTCAGCGCGGCCAGCGTCTTGAGGCCGGCAATGCCGTCTACTACCAGGCCGGCGCGGCGCTGGAAGTCGGCAACGGCCGCTTCGGTGGCGTCGCCATACCAGCCATCGACGGCCAGCTTGGCGCCGGCGGCGTTGAGTCGGTCTTGCAGCGCTTGCACGGTCAGGTCGTGCGCGCCTTTCTTCATCAGATCCATGTGGCTTTCCTCAGCCAGAGGGCCAGCCGCGACTGGCGCGGGCCGCTATGGCGGAACAGCTCCACCACGTTGCCGCGCTGGGCGATCAGCGCCAGCAGCAGCACCAGGTTGATGAACAGCTGCGGCAGGTCCGCCAGCTCATGGCGGCCGAACAGGCGCAGCACCGCGACTGCGCCGGCGGAAACGATGAGCAGATAAGCCGAAAGTGCAGCAAATGGGCGGTGTTTGGACGTTCCGCGCTGAAAACCGAGCAAAACCATAGACGAAAGTCCAAGCACCAGGATATGCAGGGCATTGAGCGTCATGGCTTGCCCCCCTTGATGCCGCGCACGGCGGCGGCCGGGTCGTCGGCCAGCCGGATCAGCCACAGCAGCACCTTGACGGCAAGGGCGGCGGCGAGCAGCGCGCCCACGCCGGGGCTGGCCTCGATGGGCAGCCAGCGCGCCAGCAGGCTGGCCACGCCGGCGGCGGCCACCAGGCCGGCGATGAAGCTGGCCACGAAAAACACGGCACGCTTGACCAGGCTGAGGCTATCCGAACTCAACACAAACACAGCCGCGCCGGCGAATGCGCCGAGCACCACGGCCGCGTCGATGCCGGGCAGCATGGCCAGGCCGGCGACGGCGGCCAGCGTGGCGGTGGTGGCGGTACTGCTTACAGGTTCTGCCATGATGTTAGTCCCATAGGTTGATAAGGATTTGCGCGGGCGCCGGGTCGGCCGGCAGGTCCGGCAGCTGCACCAGCGTGCCGCTGGGCAGGACCGGGCCATGCTCGGCCAGCCCTGGGTTGTGCTGCAGCAACTGTTCCACCACGCCGCGGGTTTTGCCGTAAACCCGCCAGGCGATGGCGTCCACGCTGTCGCCCTGCATGGCGCGGATGGCGCGCATCAGATCAGTTCCACCGTGCAGCGGCCGACGCCCATCAGCGCGCGGAGGGCGGCGCGGGCATCGGCGCGCAACTGGTCGGCGGTGTCGTCCAAATCCTCCGCGCGTTGGCGGGCCGCGCCGGTGGCGTCAAACGAGCGGTAGCGCTCGGCCAGGTCCGCCGCCGCGGTGGCGTAGACCGCGCGGCGCCAGCGCTGCACCAGCACCGATTCGCCGTCGATCTGCTCGGCCTCGATGTCGGCCAGGCGCAGCGCGCCGCCAGCGATCTTGACCATGCGCCAGCCGGCCAACTCGCCATTGACGGCGGCGATGGCTTCCACCAGCGCGCCGCGCAGGCGGGCGGCGGTGACGGTGCCGTCGTAGCGCATGGCGGCGCGGAAATGGCTGGGCAGGATGTCCGGCCAGAAGCGGCTGGACGTGATGGGCTGGCCATCGTCTGGCGCCGGTGTGCTGGTGGGCGTGGCGTTGACGGTGCTGACGGTGTTGATCTGCATGGCGGTTGTCCTTAGGTGACGGTGGAGGGGGCTTCGGCCGTTGGCTGGCGCCTGGCGTCCACCCCCTGCCGTCAGTCGCGCGGGGTCGCTCGGTTACGCCTAGCCGCCAGTGGGCGGCGGGGCGCTGTTCTTGATGGCGCGTTCGATGCGCTCGATGTCCTTTTTGACGCCGACCCGGTTGTCCAGCTGCTGGGCGCGGCGCAGATGTACCAGCGCGGCGGCCGGCGCCTGATCGGCCAGGATCAGCCCGGCTTCCTTGAGCAGCTTGGCGCGCACTTGGTCCGGCATGTCGTGCTTGTCGGTCAGCTCGGCGGCGTAGGTCAGCGTTTGCAGGTCGAATGGCTGCTGGCCGTCGCGGGCGCGCTTGGCGGCATCGGCGATTTCCTCGGCGACGACGGTGGCGGTGGTGCGGCTGAACTGGTCCGGCAGCGGCAGGCCGTGGGCCAGCGCGTATTCGGCGATGTCCAGCGCGCCGGCGTAGTCGCCGGCGTCGATGCGCCAGGTCATGACCGTCATCAGCACGTCGTCGGGCTGGCCGCGCCCACCTTCCAGCGCGCCTTCCACCCAGGGGGCGTAGTCGGGCAGCACCTCGCGCTTGACCGCGGCTTTGCCTTCCATGGACTGGATTTGCTTGAGCCGGCGCTTGTCTTCGGCCAGCTTGACCAGCATCAGCTCGTAGGCGGTGCAGTTGATCGGGCCGTCTTCCACGGCTAGGGCCGAAGCCCTGGCCGCGCTGGCCCGCTGGAAGTGGGCGCGGGCGTGGCTCATGGCGCTTTCACCAGCTCGATGTTTTCCACCAGGCAGTCGGCCTCGTAGCGCTCCACCACATAGGCTTCGTTGTTGCTTTCGTAGTTGGCCACTTGGTTGTAATCCGGCTCTTCGCGCAGGTGACGGCGGCGGCTGCCGTTCTGGTAGTAAATGGACAGGTTCGACAGCGGGCCGATCAGCATCGCGCCGGCCGGGAAGAACGGCACGGTGACGGCTGGCAGATTGCCGACGCGCTTCTGGCTGGTGACGACATCGGCCGCCAGCTGCTCGCTGGGCTTGTTGTCTTGGTTGACGATGGGGAAGTATTTGTCATGCAGCAGGTCGCGGCCCAGGATGACCACCAGCTCCGGGTTGCCGGCCAGGGTGGGGTCGATCATGCCGGCCACGGCGTCCATCACTAGGGCGTCGAGGTTGGCGTAGTCGCCGCCGTGCCCGATCAGCACCTTGCCCGATCCCTTCTTCACTTCCGCCATCACGCGTTCCGGCGCATGTTCGCGGTAGTGCTGCAGCCAGCCCTTGTTGACGTCTTGCAGCAGCGGATATTTCACGCGGTCGGTCTGTTCCGCCACGCTGATGCCGTTGAAGCCGATCATCATGCGGTCCAGCGCCTGCTGTTTGACGATGACGTCGCGCAGCTTGGTCTGGAAGTCCGGGAACTTGGCCCAGGCATCCAACTGAACGTAAGGGATGGCGGTGTCGAATTCGGTGAACTCGCAGCGGTATTTATGGCTGTTCAGATCGGCCAGATTGCGCGGGCGGCGCGGGTTGGTCGGCGTGACCTTGGTGCGGCCGGCGATGGTGCCGAACACACCGAGGCCCAATTTTTCACCCTCCAGCTCGTCGACTCCCTCGATGTTGATGCGGGACAGGAATTCGCTCGACTCCTGAATGCGGGTTTCCAGCTTCTGCTGGATGGACGGCTGCACGCTGAAGGATTTTTCGACGGCGGCGGCGCTGACGCCGTTCAGCTTGGCGATCTGCTCCAGCAGTTGGGTGAACACATTGCGGGTTTCGGTTTTCATGCGGTGTGGCTCCGGTAATGGGGATCAGCAGTCGGTGACGATTTCGGCATTGCCGCCGGTGGCGGTGGTGCGCGCCGGGGTGGTGGGCTGGCTGCTCAGCTTCGCCACCAGGCCGTCATGGGCGGTTTTGAGTTGGCTGTATTGCTCGCGCAGGGCGGAGACCTCGGCGGCGCGGGCCAGGCCGCTGAATTGCTCCAGCACCTGGGCCTGGCTTTCGGCGATGGTTTGCACCGCGGCGGACAGCTCGGCGGTATCGGCGCTTTGACGGCTGGAAAACTTGCCCAGCAAGCCCTTGATCTTGTCGCTGAAGCCGGCCAGCGCGCTGGCGCTGTCCTCTTCCAGCTCCAGGGTGAATTCGATGGCGGCGGTGAACAGGTTGTCCGGCTTGTCCTTGCGCGCGGCCAGCGGGCTGGACTTGGCCTTGGCGCTGAATTCCAGCATCTCGCAGCCCAGGCTGGCCGGGTCGTCGGTGATGGCCAGGCCAACCAGATAGGCTTCGCCGCTGTCGGTGAAGTTGGTGTCCACCTCGATGGAGGTGTAAATCTTCTGGCGCGCTTTGGAGAGCGCGACCAGATCGTCGGTGGGGTCGATGACGGCGAACAGCGCCAGCTTGCCGTCTTCCACCTTTTCCGCGCTCAGGGCGGTGACATCGCCGTAGCGCTTGAACGGGCCATCGGGCAGCAAGCCCTTGAAGTGTTCCAGGTTGACGCGGGCGCCGTACTTTTTGGGGTTGTAGTTGGCGGCCATCTGCTCAATCCAGCTGCGCTCGATGTTGCGGCCGTCGGTGGTGGCGCCTTCGGTGGCGACACGGAATTGCTTTGCCTTGCTTGCCATGGTGTGCGGTCCTCGGTCGGGTGTCTGTCGTGGCGATGCGCCCATATTCCGGGCCGCGCGGGTCGGGGGCTAGCGCGGGCTGTTGTGTGGCGCGCGGGCACAACCGGCAGGCCAGGAAGTGCGCGAAACAAGCCGGCAGACTGCCGGCATGGATACGCAAACCCTTATAGCCGAGCTGGACCTCGACCCGCGCCGCCTGGCCCGCGCCTTGTATTGGCAGGGCTGGCGCGTGGCGCGCATTGCCGAGCATGTGGGCGTGAAGCCGGCGACGGTGCACAGCTGGAAGCGGCGCGACGCCTGGGACGATTCCGACCCGGCCGACCGCATCGCCTCCACCATCGAAACGCGGATGCAGCAGCTGATCCTGAAAGAGGACAAGGAGGGGAAGGACTTCAAGGAAATCGACTTGCTGGGCCGCTAGGTGGAACGCTTGGCGCGCGTGGGCAAGTACAGCCAGACCGGCAAAGAGTCGGACCTAAACCCGAACCTCGCCAACCGAAACGCCAGACCGAAGCGCCAGCCGGAACGCAACCCCATCACCGACGAGCACCAGGCGCAGCTGGTGGCGGCCTTCCTCGATGGCATGTTCGAGTATCAAAAGCACTGGTACCGGGCCGGGCAGCAAGAGCGCATCCGCGACATCCTCAAAAGCCGGCAGATCGGCGCCACTTACTACTTTGCCCATGAGGCGCTGATTACCGCGCTGGAGACCGGGCGCAATCAGATTTTCCTGTCCGCCTCCAAGGCCCAGGCCTTCCAGTTCCGGTCTTACATCTGCGATTTCGTGAAGGACGTCACCGGCGTAGAGCTGAAGGGCGAAGTGATCAAGCTGCCCAACGGCGCGGAGCTGTCTTTCCTGGGGACAAACAGCCGCACCGCCCAGGGCCGCCATGGCGATTTGTATGTGGACGAGTATTTCTGGATTCCGCGCTTTCTGGAGCTTCGCAAGCTGGCCAGCGGCATGGCCAGCCAGAAGATGTACCGCCAGACCTATTTCTCCACGCCGTCCGCCATGTCGCACGAGGGTTACAAGGTGTGGACCGGCGAGCATTTCAACCGCGGCCGGCCCAAGGCGGAACACATCAAGCTCGACGTATCGCACCAGGCGCTGGCCAGCGGCGTGCGCGGCCCGGATGGCCGCTGGCGCCAGATCGTCACCATTATCGACGCGCTGGCCGGCGGCTGCGATCTGTTCGACATCGACCAGTTGCGGCTGGAGTACAGCCCGGAAGAGTTTCTGCAGCTGTTCATGTGCCAGTTCATCGACGACGGCGCCAGCGTGTTTTCCTTCGCCGCGCTGCAGCGCTCGATGGTGGACGCCTGGGCCGAGTGGGCCGACTTCAAGCCCTTCGCCGCGCGGCCGTTTGGCCACCGCCCCGTCTGGCTCGGCTATGACCCGAGCCATACCGGCGACAGCGCGGCGCTGGTGGTGCTGGCGCCGCCGGCCGTGCTGGGCGGCAAGTTCCGCATCTTGGAGCGGGCGCAGTTCAAGGGCATGGACTTTGCCAAGCAAGCCGACTTCATCCGTCAGCAAACCCAGCGCTACAACGTGGAATACATCGGCATCGACACGTCCGGCCTGGGCACGGGCGTGTATCAGCTGGTGAAGCAATTCCGGCCGGACGCGGTGGCGATCAGCTACAGCGTGGAGGTCAAAACCCGTCTGGTGCTGAAGGCGCTGGACGTGATCAACAACGGCCGCCTGCAGTTTGACGCCAGCCACAACGACATCGCCGCCGCCTTCCTGTCGATCAAGAAAACCAGCACCCCCAGCGGGCGCGGCGTCACCTTCGCCGCCGGCCGCTCCGAAGAAACCAGCCACGCCGATCTGGCGTGGGCCACCATGCACGCCCTGGCGCACGAGCCGCTAGAGGGCGCGACTTCCACCAATACCAGTTTCATGGAGATTTTCTAATGGCCAAAGCGCGCAGCCGCAACCTTACCCAACAGCCGGCCACGCCGCCGGCGCCCACCACTACGCCGCTGGCGTTTTCCTTTGGCGAGCCGGTGCCAGTGCTGGACCGGCGCGAACTCATGGACTATCTGCAATGTGTGGACAATGGCCGCTGGTATGAACCGCCGGTGAGCTGGGACGGCCTGGCGCGCAGCCTGCGCGCCAATGTCCACCACGCCAGCGCCTTGACGGTGAAGCGCAATGTGCTGGTCAGCACCTACAAGCCGCATCGGTTGCTGAGCCGGTCGGCGTTTTCGGCCTGGCTGATGGATTATCTGGTGTTCGGCAATGCCTACCTGCAGGCCATCAGCAACCGGCTGGGCGGGGTGATGGAACTGAAGCCGGCGCGCGCCAAGTACGTGCGCCGCGCCAAAGACCTGGCCGGTTTCTGGTGGGTGCCCGGTTTCGACCAGGAGCAGCCGCTCGCCGGCCAGGTGCTGCACCTGATGGATGCCGACATCAATCAGGAGGTGTACGGCCTGCCGGAATACCTGGCCGCGCTGCAATCGGCCTGGCTCAATGAGTCCGCCACGCTGTTTCGCCGCAAGTATTACCTGAACGGCTCACACGCCGGCTTCATCCTCTACATGACCGACGCCGCCAACAACGAGCAGGACATCGACAATTTGCGCAAGGCGCTGAAGGACAGCAAGGGGCCGGGCAACTTCAAGAACCTGTTCATGTACGCGCCCAACGGCAAGAAGGACGGCTTGCAGCTGATCCCGATCAGCGAAGTGACGGCCAAGGACGAATTCCTCAACATCAAGAACGTGACGCGCGACGACGTACTGGCCGCGCACCGGGTGCCGCCGCAGCTCTTGGGCGTGATCCCTGGCAATGTCGGCGGCTTTGGCGACGCGGCCAAGGCGGCTGGCGTGTTCTACGAAAACGAAATCAGGCCGCTGATGATGCGGCTGCAGGAGGTCAACGACTGGCTGGGCGAGGAGGTGATCCAGTTTGGGGAGTATGCGCTGGCGGCCGCTGTCTGATACTGGCGGTGATGGATAGACAAAGCCCCGCAGATGCGGGGCTTGTTGATTCTTAGTCGTGCTTACGGCTTCTTATGTGGTGGCTGCCAAAGAATGCGTTCGATTGTACGGGCTCGGTTTGCTGACGTTAACCTTCGCGTTTCATGTAGACGTAGAGCCAATTCTTTGGATAGGTTTCGTGCTCATTGTATTGATCCTCTTTAACCGCGAATACGACTGTCAGCGGAGCTGAGTTTTTTACCGTCGTAAACTTATAAAAGGCGTATCCGAGCCAATTATAATCAGAGGAGTGAAATTTTTTGTAATCAGAATAGGGCGAGAAGTCTACCTTCTTTACCCCACTCTTTAAATCAGACATTAGAAATTTCTCTGCAAACTTCAATTCTAATTTTTCAAAGTCAGCCTGCCCGAAATTGGTCATGATCTCGACTTTGTCTGAATTGCTCATAGTGATATTACTATACTTCCAAGGAGCATCCCCATCTTTACGATCAATATCGCTTGAGAAGCCACCAACGATGCCTCGTGCGGATTGAGATGGTCGGCTAATTATATAGGTATACCACAGGGTTCCGGTAATAACTGGATCGGTAGAAATCTTCGGAACAAACAAGTCTACCTTGATGCTTGCATCTTTGTTATCTACGTCATCAAGAGAAACTTTTCCGCTCAGAATGTCCAAGTTTGTTCCTATAAAGCGCTCCAAATTCTCCTTGTCTAGCGGAGTGAGTTTTTTATTCTTCATGCTATCACTTAGAAAGTGATCATAGCCAACAATTGCGCCATAACGATCGGATATTTCATCAACGATCTTTGGAACTTTTTTTCCGCCACTTTCATTCATGATAAAAACTCCTAAAGCAAAAAATATGATCGCAAGGATGGGCAATACTAATTTTTTTCTTTTCATTGCTCTTTAGGCTCTTTTGGCCAATCTGCGGGGTTGAGAGTGGGGTCTGGCTTTTTACCTGGGTAGATATTTCCATCGTGCATGAGGTTACGCCACTCAGTTTTATTGTGGCTGAGCCTTATTTCGCCGTGCGAATATTTATCGTGAATGGCTTCATAGAAAGCGTAAGGATTAACAACATCATCCATGACGACTCCCTTTCCTATGAAGCTAGAGCCTCTTGGAACGCTCGGCCAGCCAGCGGCAATAATGTCTCGTGCGCTTCTGGCACAGGTAAAATTCTGGAAGATATTATAATATCTCGTCCCCGCCAGCACGTCAGCCCGGTATTCTTTCCCTTTTGCAAGCATCTTTTCATATTGATCCTCGCTTATGTTGAATCTGAAAAGACGAGTGTCGCCTGGTATTTTGTATTCTGGGGAGCCCTGCCCATAGGCTCGTTGAAATGGGTTGTTGTATGCCGGGCCAAGGCTGTAGAAAAATGTCACTTTGAGATTTTTGGTCAGATACATGAACGTGTGACCGGGATCCTCCAGAACGTAATGGACCTTTCTCATGCCATCAGGGGCAACATACACTTCACGGTAGGCATGTGGATCATTCACCTCAAACCCTATGATCAAGTGAAAAACATCTTCTCGATGTTCGGCCGCAGCATTCTTATCTTTCGGCTCTGTCTTTGCCGTCGTTGTTTTTGGTTGCGCCATGGTCACTACTCTTCCAAATTCATTCCCGTTGCACCATGGTCTAAATGGACCGAGAGGTCATTTGGATTGCTGGTATGTATCCGCTGCGTCCGACCATACTTATCGGTAATGCCCTTGAACGTTTGTCCTTTTCCATCTTTTAGGATATAGGGCATGTTTTTCTGGATATTGCCCTGGGCATCCTTCACCACGAATGAGAGACTGTTGTAGTCCGCTGATGGCATGCCCTGCATATTCATGCCAATTTGCGCCGGCCCTGAGAGCGCGATATTCTGCCCACGGATGCTAACTTGTCCTGGGCAATGCACTTCGATATTGCCCCCTGCTATTCTGATGTAACCGCCGCCTGACATTTTGCCCTCCAGGGTAGGATAGTTCGGATTAGAAAATCAAATACATCATTCGCTCAGCATGACATTCATCATTGCAATGCAGGCCGAAGACAGCCTGATCGTGTCGGCCGACAACACGATGGTCGCGTTCAGCAATCGCACAGCCTTCAGGCGGAACATCGCCGCGAAGAAGCTCCACAGTTGGCCAGGCGGCGTATTCACCGGCACTGGCGAGTATGGCGTCGTTCAACGCACGCTGGAACACCTCGTCCGCGGCGCCGCCTTATCGTCACTGCCGGCGCTGCTGGCGCAGGAAAAGGCGTATCGACGCCAAGAGGCAGGCCCGAACGAGCAGATCGACATCACGCGGCTGATCCTGTCTGCACCTACGCCAGAAGGCCCGCGGCTGCACATCGTCACGGATGAGGCGATCGAGCAGATCGGCCCAGGCGAGCTGCTGATGTTCTTCCCGCTCGACTATGACTTCTTCGCGGTCTCGTCAGACGCCATCGGCGACCTGAACGCCGCGCTCAGGCCCCAATCTGCTTTCGGCACGCCTGATGAGTGGATCGGCTTCTATGCCGAGAAGTTCGCGCGGATCTACGCGCTGCAGAGCGAGAACAACGAGCTGATCAGCAGGGGCTTCCATATCCACTTCCAGACCGAAGAACAATCGCTAATGTTCTTTGCTGAAAATCCATAATGAATAAACCGAGCTGGCAGCATGTGCTCTGGAAAGTAAACTTGGTATTGTATTAACTAATCCTAATTTTTGGAGCTGCCCGATAGTACAGCTGCCTACCTGTCGCATCCCGGACGATTATCTGAGTAAACGCCTCTGGAAACTTACCCTGGCCCGCGAAGGTTTGGGTAAGCTTCTGGAAACGCTCAAGGCCC